CTGGCACGCGGGGAACGGAGCCACCAATACCACGTCCCATCTCCGACGTGCTCTTTCACGCGGTCACGCTCCCGCTTGAAAATCTCAAGTTGAACGCTGTCCGGCTCCTCGTTCCACCAATCGCCCGCGCCGAAAACGTCGGTCGCGGAGGGTATCCACAGAGTATCCGCGTACTCGTGACGTTCTCCGTCGATTTCCTCGGACATGAAACGAGGCTCGAACGCCTCCGCGAGCTCGTCCGGGAAAAGCGGGAGAATATCCTCGAGGACGTGTCGCCGCCCCTCGCTCTTGAGGTATCCGCCCTTGTTGGTCGGCGTGTCGTTCATGCGCCACTTTTCCGCGAGGGAGTCCTCGAGGACGAAGCGGGCGCGCTTCTCGTTGACATATCCGCCGCAAACGGCATTGACGAGCTCGCCGTTTTTGAGCTCGATAGCGAACTTGTCGCCCGGACGGATAAGCTCGAGGCCGTTCCCGCTCGAAATGGCCTTTTTGAGTTCCGCGAAAGAGATTTCCTTGTTCCTTGTGGTAATGAGTTGCATCGTCTTTTCCTCCGTTCAAAAGATTTTACAGAAATAGTGATTGCCGATAATCATATCGACGCTCTCGTTATAAGGCGCGGTCGAAAAATAGACCGTATCCTCTGAAAGAATGTGCTCCCGCTCCTCTATGGCGGTATGCACCGCGAGATATTGTTCCTTGTCCGGCTCCGCCGAGTAGAGGTACGGAGCGGGGGAGAATTGCCATACGTCGCCGTATTTCTGAAATACGACCTCCTCGACCGTATCCGGGAAATAGTCGGAGAGCATACGGTTTAGAACGACCTCGACGACGGCGACTTGTCCCTCGAAGCTCTCGCCGCGCGCCTCGTGGTAGACGAGGCAAGCAAGGATATAAACGTCCTCGTCGCTGAAATGGAGCTCCGCGTATCTGTTCTCGGGCTCCGGCTCTACCGTCAGCTCCTCCGGCGTTTCCTCCGCCGCCTCCGGCCTTGCCGGTGCTATGTATGTCAGCGTTTGCCGTTCCGCCGCAAGTGCGCTTGTCCGCTCCGCGACCGGCTCCGGCGCTGTCTCTCGGATGCGGAGCGTCACTATGAGCACCAACGTAAAGAGGAGAGAGGCGAGGAGGGCGGCTTGCATCCGGCGGCGCTGTCTGCGGCGTTTCCGCCGCTCCTGCCTTGTCATGGCTTACCGGCCTCCGGCGTATCCTCGGCGAGCACGATATACTCGCACTCTCGGGCGATTGCCGTCCACCGAACGCCCCACGCACGGGCGGCGGCGTGTACTGCCTCGTATTTGTTCACGCCGTTTACGGTGAGCTCGCCGTATTCCTTGTGACGGACGAGGTATAATTTCATCGTCCCAGCAAAGCGCGGGCGGTATCCCGCCGGTGCTGATTGCTCGTGCTTCATTCTGCTACCCTCCCGTCGATAAGCTGAAAGCTCTCTCGGATAGTCACGGGCTCGCGTCTGCCTACGTCAAACTCGAGGGCGCAATATCGCCCGCCGGGATGAACGTAGACGACCGTCCCGGGGATTGCTTTCGGCTTGCCGTCTTTGCCCGGAACGTCGAACGTCGCGGGCTTTACCGTGATGCGGTCGCCGAGCTTAATCATTCGACCACCTCCGGCGCGTCTGCCGCCTCTGCGGGCTTGTCCGCCGCCGGAGCCGTCTTATTGTTCGCCGCGCGTAGGAAAGCGTCTCGGAGCATATTCACGAGCGGGGAGGCCGTCGTCGGAGTCGCCGGAGCATCCGCTTTCGGATTGTCCATGTCCGCCCGCTCGACGAAACCGCATAAAATCGCCGCCGAGACTACCTCACCAACGAAGCCGCCGACCTCGCTCTCGGCGAGCGTCTGCGTCCTCGTGCGGACTCTGAAAGCGCCGGTCTTGAAATCAAAGACGACATACGCCCGCTTTCCCTCCGGCGGCTCGATTTTGACCGCCGCCGCGTCCGCGATAACTTCCTCCGGGCTCGGTACGGTATAACCGGCCTTTTTCAGAGTGTCCAGTTGTGCCGCGTCGATGGCGAACGCCTCGCCGCCGAGTTTCTTTGAATAGAGCTTTTTCATTTGTGCGACCTCCTTAATCGTTCGACTCGCTAATAACGGCGATTTTTGCAAGGGCGGACGTTTGCGCCCATTCCTCGGCGAGAATACGGGAACTCCGCTCGAACTCCTGCGAGAGTGCGGCGAAAGCGTCCTCGTTCCTGTCCTTGACCGCGCTCCACATTTCCTTGTGGACTTTCTCAATATCTGTGTGCATCTGCTTTGTGCGCTCGATGCACTCTTTCAGCTCCGCCCACGCCTCACGGTCAGAGGCAAAGCCGCGCCCGCGTTCCTCCATCGTGCCGGAGACGGCCTCCGCGACGGCGGCTTGTAGGTTTGCCATAAGCCGGACTCTCGAACTCGTTTCGCTCATTGTGTTATTCCTCCTTTATTTCCCCGCCTCGATAGCTCGGAGCGGGCTCTCGTCGCTCATGCCTCGCATGAGCGCACTCATTTTGATAGACTCCTCGAGGCTCATTTCCCGCGGCTCTACGTCCGCGCGAATTGCAAAGATACGGTGCTTTTGAATGTAGGCCGCGAGGAAAGCGTCCTTTTCTTTTTCCCAAAGCCTTTTATAGAAATCGAAAAGATACTCGATTTCCACCTTTTCGGCGGGAGTGCAGTCCGCGCCGAGTTGAGTCCTAACCTTGCGCCCGCTCGCGGTATATACGAGCTCGTAGGTGTAGCCGCCCGTGACCTTGTAGACCACTTGCTTGAGGATTTTCTTTTCCTCCCCGCCGTGATATGTGAAGTCGTGGCGGACGCGAGTCTCCTCGTCGAGCTCTGCCTCCGAAATGCCGTATTTCTTCATCATGCGAGCGAGGAGCTTTTCGGCGTTCTCGGCCTCGCCGCCGACTCCGTGCTCGGCAAGCGCGCGGATTTTCTTCAATAATGCCGTTTTATCCATTCTCGCGGCTCCTTTCCAGTTTTGGACACCATGCCGGGATATACGGGTCAAAACGTTTCACACCGACGACGCGCCCCTTGCATCTGCCGGGAGCAAAGCACCGATAGAAGATAATGTCTTTCGCCCACGGCTCCGTAACAACGTGCTCGCACCCCTCGCAAGTATTGGAAAAATCGGCGTTCATTTCTCTGCCTCCGCCGCCGGGAGGCCGAGCCACCATAGCGGGCTATCCCGCTCCGGGCGGCGGCAGTCGTCGCAATCCTCCGCCGAGCACGAGGAGCAATAAATCCGGCGGAAAGCATCGTCCCACGGCGTTTCAATCGCCGGGATAGAGCCGAGGAACGCCGCGAGCGTCTCCGCATTCGCCGTGATACTCTGAAAGTTGTCCATGCTCACGCCTCCAAAGCCCGCAGTATTTCGCGGAGGTCTGCGTCGAGCTCTTTCCAAAACTGCGCGTTGTCGGCGGCGTGGATATATTTCGGGGAGCCGTCCTCTTTCTTTTCCTCTGCGAGCTTTTCCCATGTCGCCGCCTCACCCTCGCGGGTCTTGGTCGTCATAAGGATGTAGAGCGAGAGCTTGGAGCATTGTTCCGCTGTTAACGTCTTTCCGTTCATGGTATGAGTAACCTCCTTTTTTACTGTGCCGCTTTCCGACGGCCTCTATTTCGGTACGACCGATTTACTCGAGCCTCCGCTACCGCCGCGCTATACCCTTGACGAAAGCGGGAGTCCGTTTCCCCGGTCTTGCCTCGCTCGAGCTCGCGGTATATGGTCGCTTGGCACTTGCCGACGCGCTCGGCAATCTCGCCCGGCTTTGCGCCCTTTGCGTACATTTCCTCGATAATCCGCCGCTCCTCGAGCTTTAAGCACTCGTATTTCATAACCTCGCCTCCGTTTCTGCGTAAAAAAATAAGTGCGTCGGAGCTTATTAGCTCTTTCGCACTTAATGATAAACGCCACAAAAACACAGGATTTTTCAAAAAGTACTTGCAATTTTGAAAATAGCGGGGTATAATACCCGGGTATTCCGCATGGAGACCGGACTTCTTGTCTGTGCCATCAGGTTGGCAGGAGGGATGAAGGCTCCAGAGGTAAAACTAAATTTGAAGGAGAAACTACAAGCAATGGCAAACGTCGTATCCATGAAAGCCCTGCTCGAAGCAGGCGTCCACTTCGGCCATCAGACCCGTCGCTGGAACCCCAAAATGGCTCCCTACATCTACACCGAGCGCAACGGCATCTACATCATCGACCTGCAGAAGACCGTCAAGAAGCTCGAGGAAGCCTACAACTTCGTCCGTTCCATCTCTGAGAGCGGCCAGAACATCCTGTTCGTCGGCACGAAGAAGCAGGCGCAGGAGGCTA